GTCATTAGAACAAATGTGGATTATGCATTTATCCTTAGAGAATCAAGCAAGAAAAATAGAAAATCTCTTTATGAAAACTATGCATCTGCAGTTGAAAACCAACAAGAATTTGAAACATTGATGGATGCCCTTACAACAGATTACTGTTCAATGGTTATTGTAAATTATAATACTTCTAACAACATTGAAGATTGTATTCGTTGGTATAAGGCAGATTTAGATAGAACAAAACAATTCAAGTTTGGATGTGAAGATTTCTGGTTATTTAATAATGAAAGACTTGATACAAAATACGAAGATCCCGTATTTTAATTGATTTATTAATTTTATTTTAATATATGTATGTTGATTATATATTAAAATAATAGTAAAATAAACATAAAATGCAGTTCATTTGCTTTATTGAGTTTAATCGTGAAACTGAACACACAAATATGACATTTTTGCAATACACAAGAAATGAGGAGAAAATCAAATATTTAAAGAATTTGATTGAATATGCAGATTATAGTGAAAATATTTTTGGAGAGTATTCTCAATTTGAACTATCAAATACTCTATATGATGAAAAAACTGTTGCTAAAATATCAATGCTTGAATCAGAATTTATAGAGGTAAGTGTTTGCACAGGTTATTTTGATTTTCCAGAAGAGGATTTTGAAACGTTAGATGAATGCGAAACAGCATTGAAATTGGATGATTTATTTCATTCAAACCAGATTGAAAAATATTTTGAATAAGTCTTTGATTTAAGTAAGGTAAGTTATTATATTTTTTAAATAAATATAACAACTAAATATAATATAAATGGAGAAAATAACAACATTGGTTCATCAAATTGAACATAAACAGTCAGAAATAGACTACCACGCTAATCAAAAGCAAATACTACAAAATGATATCTATATATTACAAGAAGATTTTAAAAATCTTTGTAAGGAGTATATAAGTGATAATTCAGACAATATTTTGCAAAATCATATACATTTTAAGAATAATCATGTTATTGAGGTATCATCAACTTATTATTATGATGTCGATTGGTATAGAGATACATATGGAAAAAGATATCCTCAGGATTCCTATGGTCGTCCTTACGAATATGAAGGTCCAGATACATTGATGTATGTAATTTGTTCAGAATGTGATCAATATTTTACGCATACATATAAGAAGGAGTTTGAAAAAATAATTGATGATAATCAACTAGGACTTGAGATTTTTAAACAAGGTTTACTTGAAATAGAGAGAATAAATATGGAAAAAACTTTTTTAAAAAATGATTGTTAAAACGTTATCTATAGATGCAAAATAAAGAAATCATTAAAACTCTCTTGTTACAAAAACTTAATAAGGAAGGATGGAAAAATAATCAGTTTATATATGAACTTTATCCTTATGATAATAAGTCTTCTATCAAATTTAGATATTTAAAATTTAAATTTAAGAGAGAGCGATCAACATCCAAATTCTCGTGTGAATTGATTATTGAAAACTATGAATACTGTATTTTAACTGTAGAGGAAGCAGAGAGGGAAATAAAGTCATCTGATGATGATTTTATTTATTTTACATTTAATATTAAACCTGAGAAAAACATAACAAAGTGTATGGAAAGTGCTATTCAATTTTTAACGGAAGTAAAGTTATGTGAAAGTTGTCAGCGTATTTTTCACAAAGATAATTTAGATCAGTATAATTTTTGTTTAACATGTAATATTCAAAGTATTTTCGAAAAGAGAGATTTCTGTGCTATATGCCATGACGAAGATAATGTTAAACTTAATCATAAACTTCCATGTGAACACGAATTTCATTTTAGTTGTTTAACAAAATTGAGAAAAAAAGAATGTCCATTATGTCGTAATTGTTTTTCTTTACGAAGAAGATAGCGTAATTGATTTTTATTTCTTTATTTTTCTTGTGTAGTAATTTATGAAATAACATTAAATAAAATCATGCTACCTATTTTTTATTTTGAAATTAACCGTGAAACAAAAAATATACAAAATGAAAGACATAATGTAAATTGCGATATTTACAAAAACATATTAACTCAGTGTATCTATAAAAAACATTCAGGTATTTTAGATATGCAAAGTTGTTACGAGCAAGAAAAATATTTTTTTCAATGTGTTCAAAAACAAAAAGCAGACTAATTATTTTTTCATATAAAGGTAGGTTGCAATTATAATTATTAAAATCCATATTAAAAAAGCATAAGTATAACTTATCCTTTTTACTTCTTGTTCATCAAGTGTTAAGAATACTTTTGATTGATATATATCTGTGTAAGCAGGTATGTTGGCAGCATATATTTTTCTAAAATCTGGAAGACTTTTTGGATCTTGAACAAAAGGATCGAGAAAACCTTTTAATTGACCATCTTTAATTTTCCTTTCTGCTGATAAAAGATATCCAGTTTGAGGATTTACAAGAAACTGGCGTCTTAATAACGCTTCTTCTGGTGTATTTTCAAAAGAAACATAATCAGGGATTTTTAATCCAAAGATATCAGGTATCAATCCAGCAAAATTTTTTTCCAACTCACATTCAGGAATATTCATTTTCATTTTAAAATATCCTCCAAGACCCCAGTTCTCACCCCATGAATTTGCAATCCACCAATAAGGTACAACCTCTCCGTTAACCTCTTCTTCTCCCCAACCAACAACTCTGATAGCGTGACCACCTTCAGGTGTTGATCCTTTTTTAGGTCCCATGTAAATCGTTTTGCCGTCATATTCTTCAAGAAAGTCACTATAAATTATATAACCAGATACAACAGGACCGAACTGATAGATATCCTCTTTTATTTGTGTAATATCATTAGGTATAATATAAGATCCCATAGAACGATAGTAACGTGCGGCAACACCTTTTACAACACATTCATCAAACTCTTTTCCATAAAGTTCTTGGCAGTTTGGCATATCTTGTAAATTTTTTACATCTGCAACATATTTGAATCCTCGTTGTAAGACATTTGCTTTTAGATTACAAAATGCTTCCGTCGCACCGTACACGTAAAGATAAGTCATGGCATTTAAAATAGAGTTACCATTACAGGCAGCAGTGGAGTGTGCTACAATATTCTTCTGAGATATTGCCTTTTCATCAAACTCAGGTTTAGGATTTATAACTTCAGAACATACAGTGGGTGTAAGAGGAGATAGTTCTGTGTTTATCTGATTTAATGTCATAATAGCAAAACGATCACTCAATACAGAAGTTGATGCAACTGCCCAGCAGTTACCGCATGAACCTTGTGCTTTAACCCTTGTTAAATAGTTTCTCCAAACAATACGACCATCAAAGTTTTTTGGTAGGTCTTTTATACGTTCGGGACGTTTAACTGCTTTGAATTTAAAAAGTTTTTCTCTTACCTTTGAATTGTCTCGCAAAACTGTACCAAATGTTTTAAACATTTTATATTGTAATTTATAAACAAACAATATAAAATTTTTATCTAATTGTATTTTGTCATTCTTAAAAGGTAGACTTCGTCATTATACATAAAAGTTAAATGGGTTATACCACCATTTCCTTTCTTCTCAATCTTATTATTATTCAAAATTAAGAGTGTACCTTTCAATAAGTCTACACTCTCATTCTCTTTACAGCATATATAAACTCCTGTTAACTTTTTATTAAAAAAACTGTTTGCATTTAAAACAGCGTAACCTTTATTGATATCTTCTATAAACTCCTCAGAAAGTTTTTCATGAACATTATACATTTTTTCAGGAGGAGATTCAATCCATAGCACTATTGAATCAGTACTTGGAAAAATAATATTATCTTGTGAAGAGTCAAAATCTCTAATATTTTTATAATAATGAGGAACAAATATAAGATTCTTATATTCTACAACTCTATCATACCCCTTTTTACACTCAATAAAAAGAGTGTAGAGTAAACGCTTAGCAAGTTCTTTGGAACTTACAATAATTTTTCCATTACTTTTGAATGAGGTTGGTTTAGAAAAATTACGTGGAATTGTCTTGTATAACTCCATTTCATTTGTTTTTCTAATATCGAAGCATGTATTATAAAATTCTTCCAATAATTTAAAAAGTGTCTTGTCTGAAAGAGTTCGCCCTCTTAAAAATTTTGAAAACTCGTATAGAACATGAGATGACAGATGTCTTGATATTTGTTCATATTGATTATATTTATCGAGTTCACTATCTCTAATAAAGGAAATACTATGTAATTGTTGAATTTGTAAGTTTTTATTGGAAACTTCTTGTGGATTGATAGGAATGTAAACATTTATGTTTTCTTTAACTCCTTCAAGTCCTACAAGAAGTTTCTTTACATATATCTGTTTATATTTTATATCCTCATTATTCATAAATTCAACAGCATTTTCAAGATCACAAGATTTATAATTAAATGTAGACTTTTTAGATTTTAACATGTTGTTTGTCATGCTATCAATAGGCATTGTTAACACGTTTACATCACCTTCAAATAAAATTATACGAGTTTTTCCAAAGAAGTCGACTTGTTGTTCAAGAATTTTAGTTGTGAAGGGCATTTTAGGAATAATATTGTGTGTCTCAATTCCAAATGGAAAATACATATTTTCATAAAGTTGATAAAGTTCTTTAATCGTTTTATCGTCTTTGTTAAACATAAACTTTTTAGATTTTTTCTGATCAGTTAGATCAATTGTGCCAATAATTTCATAATGAGGATTTAAAAGATTTTGATTATTTGATCCAGTTGTTTCATACAGGATTACAGATGGTCGAATAGAGTACTTTTGTTTGTTGGTGAGAAAATTATGTGCAAAATCAGGAGATCCAAAATTACCTTCTGGATATTCCTTGTTGTGAACAAAAATAAAAATATTGCACTTGAAAACTTCTTCTAACAATGTATGGAAAACTCTAACATCGATAAATTTTTCAGGTTCATTTAAATAATGTATAATTGTTTTTCTGTCAAAGTTATAAGCGTTTTGAAAACCAATATTCTTTCTAACAAGTTTCTTCATTTCATCAATCTTATCATCAATGAAAGCTTCAATGTCTGGATCTTCGCCATCCTCTGTTTGTTCCACTCGTTTATCCTTAAGGGCACTTGCAATAGCAACAATTACAGCACGAGGTCCTTGTGGAACATAGCGACGAATATAAAGATTATTTTGATCAACAATACGAAAGTAGTCTTCAATGTTTTTTGTTAGTTTTCCAATACCACCTGCAGGTAGTGTATGACGAGTTACTAAAATTTTTTCCTTTAGTTCTTTTATTGATTCATCTTCGTCGAATTGTTGTTTATTTTCATACATATAACGTATAGAGTTCTTTTTTGTTGTTTGATCTACTTCAAAACAACAAGGCAAAGGCCATCTCGACAAGTTTTTCTTAAAAAGTAGACCAGGGTAAGGATAATTAGGACGATTCTCACAAGTATAGTAATATGATTTGAATTCATCAAATAAAGGATATTTCATTATATGCTCGCCTTGTTTAATTTTTTCTTGTGCTTCTTCTTCATCTTCTATAATTATTGGAGACTTGTTACAACGTTTAGGATAACCTGCTACAAATAATTCTGGATCATAACTTGCAAGTGTCATTTTTACTGCTTTTTCTTTCTTTCCCTCAAGTAAAACCTCTCGTCTTTCTTGTTCATATTTTTGAGCGTTACTATATATTTTACTGTAAATGTCTTGCAAACAATCTTTCTTTTTATTATATACAGATGTCATCAAACTTAAATATTTTTTGAGAAGATCAACTTCTGCCAAGTTTTTTGCATAACTAACTCTAATCTCTGTTACATATTCATTTACTTTTACACTCGTTCCAATCCTTTTCCTTAAAGGTCTCGTAACAAGCATGCTTTGCAATGAGAAAATTGTTTCACACTGTTTGAAAACAGATTGCACACCACCACGTTTATTGAAGATTCTAAATCTTTCATTTGCACAAAGAAACTCAGACACAATACTATTGTTCATTAACAAGTCATAATAAAACATTTTTTCAATCATTGTTTTAGTGATGTAAAACATACATCGTAAATGTTGAGGGAATATTTCAACATTTACATTCGAAGATTTTATATCAAGTGTATTGCAGATTCTTGTTAGTAATTGCTCTTCTTTCAAATCTGTTTTATTGTTGTAATCTTCAATTTGAGAGTTGATATTTATAACAAGTGTTGAATTATTCATACTTAGACTAATAAGAGAGTAAGCATCTCGTAGTTTACTTTCGCTTTCATTTTTGTTATAATTATACTTATTCAATACAAATAATATAAGGTGATGTTTAAATTTTTCATTGTCAGTATAGTCTTTTATTTTTTCAATCCATAATTTATCTACTTTAAATCCCTTGAGAACTTTATAAAAACCATTGATATATATAAGGGGAACATCATTTGATAGAACTGCCTTATTAAAATACTCATATTCGTCTTTTTCATCTTCCATACCACTTAGAACACATTTTATATTTGTAAAGGTTAGTTTTGTCTCTGTAATTAAGTCTTCAATTTTTTTAGTATTGTATTCTTTAGACTTTTCCATGATTTGCGTCAATGTTGAAACTTTATTGAGATTTGCTATACTTTCTTTCACACGATTGTAAAATGTTCCATAAATATTTTTAAAACTTTGCACTCCATTTATGCCGATAAAATCATGATCATTTATTTTTTGAAGCAATTCAGTAGATTCCATAAAATTTTTTCTAAATTCATCAGTTGCAGAATTATCAATAAAATTAGCGTTCATAGGTTTATTATAAAAATAATAGAAAGTTGCCATAATCGCATCTGTTCCTTCTAAATATTTTTTTACAATCTCATAAGCGTCATCAAAGGTTTTTTCTTTTTCTGCTCTTCTTGGTGTTTCAAATTCTAATTCTGCATTTGTCAGATCACTTATTTCAACAAAACGTTTTACTGATTTAAATGGCAGACCTTTAATGTTTTCAATTCTAGTCAAAGATTCCTTTCTTGTAAGGAAAACAAACATAGGAGATATTTCAAGTTTTTTTGCAATTTGTTGAATGATTGTTTGAACCGTATCAGAAGCGCTGATTTGTAACACATGAATGTTTCCATCAATTTTTACATTTACACTTTGTGTATTCATTTTATAAATACATAAAGTTTATTATTTTTTATAAGTTTTTAGAAATGTTATTCCTTTTTTATAATATTTTAATTTAGTATAGATTAATTTAAAAATCTATGCGGAACATCGGTAACCATATGAGGAAACATGTAATTAAAATCCTCATTATTGATAAGACTTAAGTCTCTCAATTCATCATACTTATCCCAGTTTACATTAAGATTTGCACCTTCAAAACAGTTAATTACATGTTCATAATCAATATGAGGGATCCATACAATTAGTTTACCCTCATGAAGTTCATGCATCTTTGTTGTACTAATATTCTTCTTGTTATTTATTTTATCATGAAAATTATAATACATACTAAAAGTATCATTTCTGTTATGTTTAATTGTGATCAAACCTGGATGTAGCGGAAAAGAAAATTTCTGAATCCTTTTTCTGAAAATGGTTGAACTTGTATTGACAATATTTATAAAAGACTGTTGACTGATAACAACATTACGAGTAAACATTTTTCAAAGTAACTTCAATAATTTATAAAATATTCTTTTAAATTTATCTTTTCTGATTAATAACATATATAACATATTTATAAAATGAATGCTATTGCAATTATAAATCCAATTATCAATAATGGTATCTCAGGTTTTGTAAAATTTCATCAATGCTTTCCAAACTCTCGCACAAGAGTTTTTATTCAACTTACAGGATTTAAACCAAATCAAACTCACGCTATTCACATTCACGAATTTGGCGATTTAACAAACGGATGTGCATCTCTTGGTGCACATTTTAATCCTGATAAATCAACTCATGGAAGTTTAGCATATCCACAAGATCCTCGTCATGCAGGTGATATGATCAATAATATTATGAGTAATAATAAAGGAAGTGTCACACTTGAATACGAAGATCCGCTGATAACTGTATTTCCAAGTAAGTATAATATTCTTGGAAGAAGTATTGTTATTCATAGACTTCCTGATGATCTTGGTAGAAACTCGCAAGGAGGGAGAGGGATAGGTGAAAGTCTTATTACAGGAAATGCGGGAGAGAGAATTGCATGTTCTGTAATAGGAATTTCCAAAAGTGAAAGTTGTCAATGAAAAAGTTTTTATTTAAAAAAAATAAATGTTTGTGTATAATTAAAAAAAATAATTATGAACTTTTCTGCAAGTGCACACAATAAAATTTACTGGAAATGTATTCATGTAATGTGTCTTTGTTACTCAATTGAAAAAGACATTACACAAGATCATGCAAAAGCGATGAAAGGATTCCTCATTACTTTTGCCGACCTTATTCCAAATAAAACATGGGGACAATGGATGAATAAGTTTATTAATATGACTGATGATGTGAAAAAAGATCTTGAAAAAATTGATAGTATGAAAGTATTCATAACTACACACCAACCTATGCCAGTAGAGACTTATCTCGTATGTAAAAAAGGAGAAGTATCATTACACGAATGGAGTTGGATGTTACATGAGTATATAAATTATAAGAGACGAAAAGAAGGAGAGGATGTTAAAGGTATGAGTCTCAATGAGTTTAAGAAAAATTATTGTGAAACAAAATTATCAAAAGATCAATGGGGAAGACCTTTATGGTTTTGTATTCATACATTTGCTTTAAACATCTCAAGCAAAATTACTAATGAGGAACGTATTAAGTACAAAGCATTTATGAGTTCTATGCAATATGTACTACCATGTCCAATTTGTAAACAGCATATAAAGGAAAATTTAATGGCATTAAAATTTGACGATTATACTGATACCAACATGCGTCTATTTGAATGGACTGTGTTGCTTCATAATAAAGTTAATACAGATAATCATAAGAATGTGTTTAGTCTTCGTGATGCACTTGAACTTTATCAAACAAAAGACGGGTCAAGAGGATCAGAAGATGGAAGTCTTGAAAGAATATTTTTATAAAAAAATAAAAAAAAAGTTTTTTAATCTTTCTACAAAGTAAAATGTCTGAGTCTGTTGTAATTCACGAGGATTCAAAATCTATTATCGAACTTAATCATGTAACTCCCACTAATGAACACGCCCAATCTGATGAGATTAATCAAACTGAAGTATCTGAGTTTGCAAAACTTGTTGCTGATTTAACTCAAACTTTGAAATCAGGTTTTGAAAATTTTGAAATTGACGAGAATAATATTATAGATTATATTGTGAGAGTTATGGCAATTGTAGAAAAACAAAAGCAACTTTCTGGTATTGAAAAGAAAGCAGTTGCAATCGAAATTCTTCTCCGTCTTGTTGACTCTTATAATCGTCTTAACACCGAAAGCAAATCACGAGTAAAACTTCTTGTAAAAACATTGGCACCTTCTGTTATTGACACAATTATTAGTGCTACAAAAGGTGCACTATCAGTAAATAAAAAAGTGGAAGAAGCAACAAGAAAATGTTTTTCAAGATGCTGTTAAATTAATTAAAAAATCTTTATATACTATAAATTTTATAGTATATGAACTCGCTAATAAATCTGGAATCTCCTCAAAATCTGTTTAGTGATATTTCTTTCCCGTGGGATTTATCTCCAACATCTAATTTAATAGACAATGAAAATGTTGTAAATCAAACTAATATAATAGCAAGTGACAATTTATATGATGTGAATTTAAAACTTGCATCACAATCAAGATTATTTGAAAAAATATATGAAGAACCTCGTAACAAGAAAGTTAAAAGAATTATCAAAGGTGCTTTTTCATTTGTTACAATTTTGACAGGTGCAGCATTTTTAATAATACCTTCAATGCCTTTTGTAATAGCAGGAGCATCAATTATTGTCGGTTATGGTTGTGCTTTAGGAACTTATAAGGTAATAAAAAAAAATTTTTTAAATAAAACAAAATAAAAAACTTGTTTTATTTATTAATTTTTATTCTCAAAATGCCAAAGATGACTACATTTTATTGTAAAACTACACCCATAAGTCAAATGGGTTTTTCTCAAATTGCCAGTTGTAAAGCACAAGGTATAATAGCAAGAACATCAAGAGAGAATAAGGGGAGATATGTTAAATCTCCAAAGTATAGAACAAGTATAAATCGCAAGAAAATGTCAAGAAGAAAAGGAAAGACATCAAGAAAGAAATAATGTGTATTTATAAATATATAGAGTATTAGACTAATTTTCTAATCTTTATTTTTTTTAAAAAAATTATTATAAATTAAAAGAAGCCAATATTGAAAAATATATTGTTGTTCATAATTTATCAAGCAATGGAAAAGTTTTTGATTCTAAGAGTATAATTAAAAACTATGCACCTAATTCAAAAAATTTGTTAGTTATAAATTTTAATATGAATGAATATAATAAAACAAATAAATTTTATAATATTGCACAAGAATTTGTCAATAAACCTCTTGTATATTATCAAGATCTTATTATAAATGCCGAATATATTTTTATGACAGATAGTAGTATTTGGTGTATGTCAATTCAACTTCCTATAAAAACAGATAACTGTTTTTATATATCAAGAGGTAATATATCATATGATCATTTATACAATGAAGAGATTTATAAGTTTGCAATAAATAAGAAAAAATTTAAGCAAATATCATACACCTTAGAACAAAATTAAAATAATTAATTTAAAGTTCATTGCAAACTATTTTTGTTATAATATCATTCATTTCTTTATAAGTGCTATAAGGTCTTAATGCATGATAATCTGTGATTTTTTTTGTCTTGATAAAATTTATAAGATTTTGATCAATAGAAAAAGTTCCTCTGTCAAGACGCAGAAATCCTGTTTCATTGTCATTTAGAGATACAAAATTCTTTGTTTTCTGGTTCCAGTTTAATACTCTTTGATATAATTCTTTCTGATCAGTAGTCCATCCTAATCCTCCATGGTTACCATCATAGTTTATACTTTTATAAATACTTAATAGTTGTTCATAAATATCATCTATTGAATTAATTTGAAAAATATCAGACCAAACACTTGGACATGCTACATTATAACACATAGCAATTTCCTTGTATTCAAATAAGACATTACGAAGATAAACAAATTTATTATCAGGAATATTCTTAATGTTATCAACATAATAAGATGAGTTCATTGGAAGGATGTCCATATCTGTAATCATGACACCTCCTTCGCACCTTAATAAAGCAGGATATAACAGTCTAATATATTGAGCAATAAATGCAGTATTCATATTTGAGAGTTCTCCATGTGGTTTTATAAGAATGAGATGATCTTTATATGCAATATATTCATCAGGTATATTGTCATCTATAAACAAAATTTTCACATCAGCAGTAGGGACAAGGTGTTTCCAATGTTTTATAAAAGTGGGAATAAAGTCTGAATAAAGTTTATTATTATTTGTTGCTGTCAATATACAACCTAACTTCATTTTTAGTTATTTTAACTTTTTACTTTTTAAAGATATTTTACATTACATTTAATAATGTAAAATAAGTTATTGCGTACTCCGAGAATCGAACTCGGATCGATTGCTTGGAAGGCAACCATACTAACCTTTATACTAAGTACGCTAATAATTTTTGGGTTGTGTGAGATTCGAACTCACGCGGACTCACGTCCAAAGATTCTTAAGATCTTCGAATTGACCAGGCTATTCTAACAACCCTTCATATTAAATATATCTTTTCTTTAAACCTTTTATATTTTTTTATATATTGTTTTTCATAGATATATCTATCTTCGTCAAAACATATTATTAATACTTCGAATTTAAAATTATCTACACCATATTTTTTTATAGCATCTTTTAATGCAGGACAACCAATATTTTTATTAATTGTCTGTAAATGTCTTCTCCATCTTATTTCAGGATTATGTTTTGTTTCTCCTATATAGCACTTTTTTGTTATTTTGTTTGTAATTTTATAAATAAACGCCATATTTTATTTGTTAAAGTATAACAAATAAAACTAAAAATCAATTATAAAAAATAATTATAAACTCTACTTACCTTTGTAATTTACCCTCTTTTCAAAAGTGAAGGACCTTTCTTAGGAGGTTCTTTCTCTACTACTTCTTCTTTCTTAACAGTTTTTTTCAACAATGATGGTCCTTTTGTTTGAGGCATATCAAATTCTACATCACCTTCATCAAAATCATTGCTATAATCTTCATCGCTACTTTCTTCCTTTTTTACCTCTTTTTTCACATCTTTCTTAAGTGTTCTTACAGATTTGGTTTCCTTTTCTGCTGGCACTGAAATCATATTGATAATATTATTTTGATTTGGTGTAATACCTTGTCCTCCTGATGTCAATACTTGTTTTTTCAAGTATGCTACATCTTGTTCAAGACGATTAAGAGTTGATACAAGATTCATAAATTGTTCTCTTGACAGAATCACGTTGTCATCAGACTTGGCAAAAGATTTTCTTTCTGTTTTCTCTCCTTTTTCATCATCTATTTCAACGCTACTTGTCGAATCAATAACTTTAAGTTTTCTAACGAGATCTTGAACTTGAGGTCTCTTAAACTTTGTAAAGATAAATCCAGGTTTAGATTCTCCTTTATATTTCAAGTTTGCATTAAACATACCTTTTAATTCATTAAAATGAGATTCATATTTAGTAATATCACCAAACACAGCGATAGACTTCTCTGAATAATCGACGATTTCAAAAGACATTCTGTAAGATTTCAAAAGAGAAAAATAGTTCTTAAATTATTATATATTTTTATTGTATAAAAAAGAAAAATCAATTATTTTAAAATGAGTATGGAAAGTTCATCGAGTATAAAATTAGAAAAAAAATCTGAGGATAGTTCACACGAGGAAAGTAAAGTATCTGAAAAAAAAGAAGTTGAGAGAGTAAAGTCCTGTCCTATATGCTGTGAAATGTTTACAAAACACCTACGACGAGAGATACGCTGCTCCTATTGCAATTATTGTTGTTGCACAAATTGCATGAAAACTTATATTTTTTCAAATATGACTGAACCCAATTGTATGAATTGTCGAAAAAGATTTTCTCGAGAAATTATGTTTGATAACTTTTCCAAAAAATTTATTAACACTGAATATAAAGCACATAGAGAAAATATGTTATTTGAACAAGAGATGGCAATGATGCCTTCCACGCAGAACATAATCGAATTAAAAAACCAAATAAAAGAGTTACACGAATCTATCTACAAGATTAATTCTCAAATTGCAGAATTAGAAGCACAACGCTCTCGTATATACACTAATATTGATAGATACAATTATATTTACAATAATCCTGCCGTCTATTATCAAGATAAAAAAGAGGTAGAAAAACAAAGTGCTACATTTATAAAACCCTGTCCAGGAGAGTCTTGTAGAGGTTTCCTATCCACTCGGTATATGTGTGGAGTATGTGGATTAAAAGTATGTTCACAATGTCACGAAGTTAAACGAGAAAAAGAAGACCTCGGGAAGACCGAGGAACATAAATGTGATCCTGCAAATATTGATAGTGTAAAACTTATCAAATCTGATTCAAAGGCATGTCCAAAATGCGGAGTAAGTATATTTAAAATAAGTGGTTGTTTTGAAGAAAATACAAAGATTCTTCTATATAATGATACTATTAAAAAAGTTTCTGATATCGTTATTGGAGATGTACTTCAAGGTATAGACAAGAATCCTCGAGTCGTTACAAAATTATTTTCAGGTCAAGATTGGTTGTATTTAATAAAGCATAATGATCAAACTCATTTTGAAAACTATATTGTAAATAGTAAGCATGAACTTGTGTTGAAATATATTCATCACAAATATATAATGTATGATAATAATAAAACCATTATTGTTAGGTGGTATGATAAACATAATAAGAGTTTCCATGAAAAGGTATTTGAGAATGCGTCAAAAGAGTTATACAATGAAGTGAAAGATGAAGTAGATTTAATTCAAGATGATGATATTGTTATCATAACAGTTGAGGAATTTTTAAAACTCTCAGAGGATACAAGAAAAAATTTGTATGCCATAAGTGTAAAGAAATTTTTTTGTAGTATATCAATTGAAAAACAAAAATATGGAAGTTATTATGGATTTAGTCTTTCACAGGATCCTCTATTTGTTTTACCATTAGGGACAGT